CCAAACATATGAAAAAAATAGAACAAAAAATTAAAGAGTTAGAAACAGTAATCCTTGGAAATCACGTATTAAAGGAACAAAGATTGTTAATAACAGAAATGAAGAAAATTGGAATAGAAAAACTTCCTTATTCTTACTCAGCCTTGAAACAATTCATCGACCCCGAAACGATGGAATTTCACTACAACAAACATTACAAGGGATACGTGGATAAATTGAATGATGCTCTTTCAAAGAAAAAATACGGGGATTTAGAGTTAATTCAAATAATTAAAACAATTGATAGATTTGACAAGACAATTCGAAATAATGCCGGAGGTGCCTTCAACCACGCGTTGTTTTGGAATATGTTATCACCAAAACCAATAAAACTTAAAGGTGAACTTTATAACAAGATTATTAAACAATATGGTAGTTTTCCAACATTCAAAAAAGAATTTGAAAAAATTGCTAAAGAACGTTTTGGTTCAGGATGGGTATGGTTAATAATTACCTCAAAAAATACTTTAAAAATAATGTCTACCCCTAATCAAGATAACCCATTAATGAATGTTATTGAAGGTGGTGGGTTTCCAATCTTAGGATTAGATTTATGGGAACACGCGTATTATCTTAAGTATAGAAACAAACGAGATGAATATATTGCAAATTTTTGGAAAGTTGTAAATTGGGATTTTGTTTCTAAATTATATGACATGAAAGTTGAAACAAAACTTCTTGAGACAAATAAAATGAAAGAGATACTAAGTGAAGGAAAATCAGAAATGTGTTCATCATCTGAAAATGAATTTTATAGAACTTTATTCAATACTAATCAAGATGTTAAATGGATTTACATGAATGGTATAAATAAAATAATGAGAGATGTATTTTCTGAAAATTTTGTAGAAAATCCGGGTAATAACCAGATGTCAGGTGTTTATGAGTTAGAAGGACCGGGTCGGTCAGTAATCAATAAATTAAACACAAATTACACATCATTCTGTATTTTATTAAATGATGTAAATCAAGTTATTAAAAAATTAACAAAAAAACCACCAATTGATTTTAGAAATAAGAACACAGAAGAACAAAAGAAAGAGGCTTCAAGATTTATTTCGGCAATTAATCATTATAAATTTCAAATATTTAATCGAGAAAGTTCAACATTTCAAAACCTATTAAGAGTTTTAATTGAAAAGAACGCCGCAGGTTCAAAACGTGAAGAAATAACTGCGTCAATATTAAGAAGATATTTTGGTAAAGATGTTAAAATTGAAATCGTTGGAGAACTTGGAAGTAAAAAAGATGCTATTAGTGGTGTTGATTTAGAGATAACCAAAGATGGTGTAACCAAAACCGCACAAGTTAAACCTTTCCGAGAAAAAAAGATAACAGATGATGGTATCTTACTTGAAGGAACCGCAAGTGTTAAGATTTATAAAACCGATTTAATGATTTTTCAAAAAGGGAAAAATGTTTTAGTTTTTGATAAAAAACCAATAATAGTTAATGGTAATTTCCTTTTTCCATTAGACTCATTATTATATGATATACAATAACGTTTAACAATATATTTATAGTTATGGCAGTTATACCGGAACCAGAAAGAAGTAAAATTTATACGAGAGTCAAACATCAATTAGGGGCGCCACTTAGAAGTGTGGAACTTGAAGATGAAATGATGGACTCGTTAATGGAATTATCTATAGGTGACTATGAAGAATATGTTCTTCAATGGTTAATAGATAGTCAATGGGTTAATTTAGTTAACCTAAACATGAATGAGAAATCAGTTGCGAAAGCGTTGATTACTCGAACAATGGATTTTGAACAACAATTTAGTTATTCATATTCAAAAATTGTAGGTCTTCAAACAGAAGGTCCATGGGTTTTGAAAAAAGATTATTTCATCTTAAGTGCAAATACTCAAACATACGAAATCCCTGCAGGTCGTGAGGTTAATGAATTATTATGGTTTAGTGATAGACCATGGAATGCATTTGGATTAGGGGCTTCTGCCGGTGGGTTTGGTGCTGGTTTGGGTCTTGGTGCTAGTGAAGCAGGATTCGCTCAAATGGGAAATCAAGGTTCTTACTTTATGATGTCAGGTTTTGATTATCTAATAAGAATGCAAGAGGCAAATGTCTTGAGTAGAATTTTAGGTGGTTCACTTACATATAGAATCACCGGATTACCTGATGGTAAGAAAAATATCCATTTATACAATACACCGGGAGGAAGATTTAATTGGAATAACATTAACGGTTATGTGGGTAAAGCAGTGTGGTATTGGTATTATGATGTATCACCTGATAATAGAGCGGATTGTTTAAAAAATAATCCTGACGTTATTAAATTACCTTCGGATGTTCCAATGGATAATTTATCTTGGGAAGATTTAAACATACCGGGTCAACAATGGGTTAGAAGATGGTTCACAGCATATTGTAAAGAAACGTTGGCAAGAGTTAGAGGAAAATATAGTGGTAATCTTAAAACTCCGGATAGTGAATTAACTATGGATTATCAATCATTATCAACTGAGGCTAAAGACGAGAAATCTAAATTACTCGAAGAACTTACAGGAGCGGAAGGATGGTTAACAAGATTAAGACCAGAAAAAGTGATGGAACGAGAGGCGTTAATTGCAGAAAACTTAAACAAACAAATGAAATTTAGAGCAATGCCTCGACAAATATACGTAATATAATATGGCAATAATTAAATCAATACCGTCAAGAAAAATAATAAATGGACTTACCATAGATTCTTCAGAAATTTCTGTAGTATCTGAATTAGATTACAGAACTAATGGAGAAAGTTGTATTATTGTTAGAGGAGTATCACAATCTGTAATTACATTAGATTCAAGAACAACTGACCACGTTGTTATTAAATCAATGACTAAAGTCACGATTAAACCTGACACTGGAAAAATAGATGAAGATTACGATGAATTAGTTGCCGACCAATACGCTTGTATTGAATTCAGATTTGTTGGTGGTAATTGGTATATTCTATCATCCGATGGTTTAAAACAATCATAAAAAACAAAAGTGGTCCTAAGACCACTTTTTTTATGCCATTACTCCTAATTTTTCTTCCCAACCTTCTTCGGCTAAGTCATACATATAATCAGGAGATAAACCTCTTTTTTCCCAATATTTTAATTCTTGTTCAGTAACATCAAGAACATCTTCTTGTAATCTATCTTGAGACCCTTCATCCAATGGATGTCCGTTTATCAACTCACATTGTGATTTGGTAAATATCCCTCTCTTTTCAGGTTCATTCACTAATAGATTATTTCTGACCTCATCTTGAAATACTACCATAAGTGGTTGTAATTTTTTATTAAAAGTTGTTACCGCTCTTGCAACATTATAATCACCTTTTAAGTCCGGGTTATCATCTAATATGTTTTTATCTAACATATAACAATTTAATTGTAATCCATCACCTTTTTTCTGTACATCACCGTGAGACGCTCTTAACCCATTATTAACATACATAATCACATCACCCAAATTAACTTTTAAGTTTTCTTGTAATGCCAATTCCATATGTGCCATTCGAGACATACTATTACCGGCTTTAGTTTTAGTTGATAATCGTTTCTTATAATCATCTAATGATAATTTAACTCTAGCTCTCTGAGCAATTTTACTTAAAGATATTTCTTTATCGTAAATCTTTTGTAGGTATTCGTAATAATATTCAACAAATCCTTGACCATCACCCTGAAGTAATAATTTAATCCCTTTGTCTAAAAACTCCTCAATGTACAGTGGTAGTTTTTTAGATTTAATTGAGTTACCGGTAAGTTTTATTTTACCTTTAGAATCCATAACCGCATAATTCTTACGAGCTAAGTTAATAGTTGAGGGCCAAACACCATCAGTATCAAGTGCCATCTCACCTCTCATAAAAACATCATTATACTCCGCAACATCCGCCTCAGGTCCATAATATTCTTTACCCTCTTTAACCTTCCAATTCAATCCACGACCAACATAAACTCTATTATTCGCTTCGTCCGGTGTGGAGAAGTTAACACCATCCGTATCCATTACTAATGGGGTATACCCTTTTGACATAAAGAATTTAATCATTTGACGAAGATATTGTCTTCCAGTACAAGTAATTTGTTCCCCCATATACATATCACCCCAAGCATATACTTGTGGTGCCGATAATGCACCAAACATCGAGTTAATGAAAATCTTAATCGGTAATTGTTTATTACCATATGATTCTGATTTTGCTCTGTCTGTTTCGTAAAACTCCTCAGCCAATTGTTTGTATTTGATACGAGTATTACGAAAGTAAGTTAACATACCTTTCATTGCTCCTGTTACATCACAATCAGGAAATACATCGTGTACCAACTGAATTGAGGGGTATAGGGAACTAAAATCGAGTTTTAGGACATTCTTACTATAACCAACTTTTAATAGTCTTGAAAGACCTCCTACGAAGTCAGTCTTAGATTCTTTTGCAGGTATTGCAATTCCATGTTTATAAGACCAAGCTAACATTAACATTTTCCATAATGTTGCGGTACCCATAGTTGAAACCCTTTCATATGTTGTTGGAATCATTGCCGCCAACAAGAATGAACCTTGGTTGAACTCTTGGTCAACCTTAAGGGTTTCATCTAAGTCATCGTCAAGATACCTCTCAACTAATTTATCTCCTGTAGTTTTTTCATAAGTGTCAGTTCTTCTCCCACAAATTTCATCAATTTTAGAATCAACACCAACTTTCTTGTAGTTACCGTTAGTTTTGTTTAACCAAAAATCTTCTTTGTTTGCATAAAATGGACCAATATCCAAGTGGTCAATATAAACACGACTTGGAGATTCCGCATTAATATACTTGGTAATGTATTTCAAACCAGCCGCTTTAATACTTGAGTTGATTGCTTGAGCTCTACGAACCGCATGAATAATGTCAATTACATTATACCCCCAAATAGAAGTTTGAGTATAAGTCTCAACCTCATTTGCCAATTTTAACATACCATCTTTACGAGTATATGAATGATTAGGGTTTAATGATTTACAAACTTTCTTTAAATCAATCCCTAATATCTTACTTCTCTCAAATATCCAATGCCAGTCGAAGTTTGCTGAATTATACCCACCAATAATAGATGGTTTAAGTTCGTTGATTACTTTGAAGAATTCAATGATTGCACCTTTTTCTTCATTCTCATCAGTACATTCGATTACTCTATGGTAACCTTTATTGGTTTTAATTCCAATCATGAAGATACGACCGTCCTTAGGTTCAAGTGCGGTCGTCTCCAAGTCATATACCATTCGAGTAACCTCGTTATAGTTTTCAAACCCTTTAAATAATCTCTTTTCTTTGGATACAAGGTATTGTTCCACCGGAGATAGAAGTGTTATCTTATCCTTAGCTTTGTCACCCCATGGGTCACATCCACCATCCCTAAAGAATTGGATAAGTTCTCGGTACCCTTTCATAGACTTAACCATAAAGGTCAAACCTTTTTCAAGACGTTCGTTCCCATGAGTTTCCAATTTTTCAATTAGAATTCCATACTTGGTCATCGCCTCTTTCTGAGCGGCTTTCGAGTCGTTATAAAATTTTAGATTTTTTAAATCACCTACCCAAGCGAACGGGGTAAAAGTGTCTTTACGGATTTCTTTCCCTTTTCCGGGAATCTCCTTAATTTTGTAGATACAGTTGTCTCGGTAATCATACTCGATGGCAACTATAAATTCTTCCGGGTCATTCCCATGTAGGAATTCCTCAATTTCTTCACTGTTAATCATATGTTTTATTTAGGAGTGGTTTATTGGCAATCACTTAGTTGTGAAGTTTACCTTACTCATCGTAAATAAATATAATTAAATTAAATCAAGAATCAAATTAACAACAAGCAGTTTCTGAAATAAAACTTGGTTGGACATTAATATAAAGTTCTTCTCTAATTGGAAGAATTAAATTACCTTCGTCATTCTTAATTAAGAATTGACCCTCATATCTACCCGGAGTGTTGGTATCTCTTGAGGTAAATTTAAAATAGATATAATATTCAGGGTCGGCACCGTCAGGTAAGATTAAATTAACAATTTGAGCGGGAGCGGATACTATTTTAGGAATACCCGTCTCCACGTCAATCATTGTAAAAAATATTGTAGATACCTCTAAATCTTGCATAAGTTGTTGGTATCCGGCTCTACCGTCTTTAACAACTTGCATTTTCAATACAGGTAATGTTGCGTTTTGTTTGATATAAAATTCCATAACAATAAATATATCGTTATGACTCTTTACGTAACTCTCCTCCGTAATGTTCGAATCTATCGTGTTCAGTTGGTGTTAAAAGTAATAAACCTGATGATAATTCTCCTTTTTTGGCCAATTGATACATATGACTCATCCATGTTTGTTCAAATGGGTGTGCCCATGTTGTGTCCAAAAACATTTTTTTATTTCCCGGTCTACTAACAATTTGAGGCCAGTTACAATAATAAACTTCACCCGAGCCATATGGTAAACCTTTGTGAGATAAAATTGATGAGAATTTAGTTTTTGGAGCATTAGGGTCTAATCCAAGATGAGGTAATGTTGGTTTTTCAGGCCAAAATTCTTCTCTAACTGATTGAGGTACGTTATACCAAGACCATTGAGTTCCGTTATCCCCATAAAACTCTGAATAATTAAGTTTTAAGAAGTCAAAATTTTCTTTCTGAATAATCTCTAATGACTTGGTGTATAAATTTGGAACATATCTATTAAAACCATTTCGGCAAACAGAACCTTCATTAGGGAAGAAAAACATATCATCTTCAAAAAATAAATAATAATCTAAATCGGTTGTTTCAAAATGTTCGGCAATCCATTGTCTACCACCACAAATCCCAAGATTTTCTTTTTTTATGTGTTCAAACCCATGTTCTTCACATAGTTTCAAGTATTCCTCAGTCGTTGATAAATCAGTAGAATTATCCAACAAATACTTTTTAGTTTTTATTAAATAATCATTATCATATGATTCAAATGATTTGATTAAAGTTCTAAATTGATTTGGACTATTAAATGTTAACACATAAAGACCAACTTTATTTGTATCTAAATTATTTACCACACTAACTTTAGATTCATTTTTCGGAATTAATGTATCGTTTTTTAAATCCTCAAAAAATTTACCAACCAATCCATTAGAATCTATCTCAAAATAATTAATCAAGTCTGAATGTTTATATGACATTATACTAAAGATTGATTCTTCAGTTCCCATATAACCTTCTCCAAGAGTTGATTTTAATAACCCATAATAAATCGAATTAATATCCGCAATACTGTCTTTAGGTCCACCAAAAAATCCTCCTCGGGAAACTTTAGTAACTTTAGAACCTGCAATAGAATTTAACTTATCATAATTAAATCCATGTATTTCTGTTTCCGCATCATAAGGAAAACTAATAAACGAAAATTTTGATATGTATTTCGATAACTTATCAAGAACATTATCGTGAGTAAAATACCCCGGATGAACAGTGTTTGTTAAACCACCGTCAATCCAAAACATATATTTAGAATCAAACTTATCAAATATTTTGGCGTCGTGTAAAAGAAACACTTTTGACATAACCAATGGATTATAGTTTTCTAATTTTGCTTGAGTTGATTGTTCTAACCAACCCACTTGATTATACCAATTAGGGTTATTTCGTATGCCTTGGATAAGTGGGTTAAATTCTGAGTTAGAGAACCACTCTAAAGGTCTTTCAATAAATTGGGTGTTTGATTCATTCCTTTTTGTAAAAACAAATTCTCGAAGACTTTCATCCCCGAAAATTATCATATTTTCTTGAACATCTAATAGTTGTTCAAATTTATCCAAATAATGTTGGTAAGACCTTGACCACCCTTCGGTCAAATCACTACGACCAATATCCCAAATACCGGTAACTAATGTAATATTACTCATTTATATTATTTAATTCTGTTAACATTTTATAAAAACTTTTGTTTTTTTGAAAAAATTCTTCACTTCCTTCTTTAAAATTATCGTGGTGCCACCAAATATCGAAGTTTAAAGTCTTAAACCATTCTTTATGATTTTGGTACATTAATGACATATAATGTTCCTCATAAAACAATCTTTTTTGTTCCGGTAAAATCAATTTAACATAGTCATCAAATTGTTTAACTACCTTATCCCACAACTCTGTTTTACCCCCAAAAAATCCGCCAATGACATGAACACTGTTGTCGTATGTTGTATAGTATTTAGGGTCCACAGTACCTTCCCAATAATTTCTTGAATTTTCTTTTGCCACCATTACAAACTTATTGTCGGAATATTCAATTAAATTATTTAAAAAATTATCATTAAATAATGATGATTCATAGTAAAATCTATGACCTTGTCCTGACAAGTATTTATTTGGTATTAAGCCTGTATGAGATAAACCAGCATCGAACCAAAAATAATAATCATAACTTTTATCCTCATTCTTAAACCAAGAAAATTTAGAGTATTGAATTTCGTAACATCTATCAGATGTTTTAATACCTTCAACATCTTTAACACTATTAATCAACTCTTGATATTCATTTTGTGATAAATCAAATAAAACAAATTTTAATCTATCTTCAGAAATTTCATGATTTTTATAAAAAAACTCTTTTAAGTCTTCTAATTCTCTTTCAGAGGTGTAACAGATAAAATCTGCTTGGGTCATTTTTAATAAAGACAATAAACTAAAACGATAGTGGTCTTTTCTCCCTGGCCTTCCACCAAGCTCAGAACCGTAAAGGTCTGAATAAATACTTGTTATAATCTTAACTCTCATTGTTGTTTCTTAATTCTAAACATTTATCATAATCTAAATATTTTCCATCTAATTTGTCCGGAAAATAAACATTCCAATTATACGTCATAACATAATGATTTGAATCAAATGTTTTGTTAATATCCGAATAATCTCTTTTTTGAACAACTAACGGTAATTTAGCAGAGAAGGATTTCATATTTGGGTAAACCGCTCTATCTAAAAACTCATCAATTGGAACTTGTTTATGACTATTTTCAATAATCACATTGGTATCCCATTGAACAATATATTCACACGCCTTTCTTGTTAAAATAAACCCTGAAGTACCAAAAATACCTCTGTGTTTGTCCGGGTCCTTTGGTGGTAATATTGTTAAATCAACTAACTCTTCGGAAAACTTACTAAGTGGTCTGTGAATTGATGGTGCAAAATGGAAAAAACTCCAATCATTATTACTCAACTCTTCTTCTATTAAAGGGATTAATTTTTTTGCGTACGGCATAAAAAAGATATCGTCTTCAAATACCATGGCATAATCATAACCTCTTTCTAAAATAATTTTAGCAACTTCTTGGTGAGAATAGGCACATCCTTCATAACTGTTTGTATCAACCGCATTGAATCTTTCAAACGTCCAACCCATATAGTCAAACTCTTTTGTAACCGCCTCTAATCTATCAGGTCGTCTTTCAAGATTAATTACAAATTTAGGTATTTCATTAAAATTAATTTTCATATATCAAATTTGTTTTATTATCATATCCTCTTCTGTGCGCAAAAATTACTGAATTTAATTCGATTGCCTTTTGAAGGTTTCTATTAACATCGGTCCAATACCCAAAAATATCAATATCTTGGGTTGGACAATTATATCTTGATGATAGGATTGATAATACACTTTGGTCGTGTCTATGATTATCTTCAAAACCATCAACACAACCTTCAATTTGAGAATAATCCCAACCTTCGGTGATAATATGACTGTATTTACCATCACTTTTAAACCCAACTAATCCTGACCAAAGTTGATTATCCATTAGTTCTTCTTCAGTTGCATTCATTACCTCAACACATCTCTTGTGTGTATAATTTTTATTTAAGTGAATGTCACCAACTAAAAAGATATCTTCAGATTCAATAACATTAAAAATTGGTTCCAAACTTCTTAAGGCACAAGCACCGGCATCTAACCATAAAACATTTTTAGATAAACTCATAGAATGAAACAAAGTATACATTTTTAAAAAATGACATTTTGTTTTTATTGACGATATCCCTTCATAGATTTGAAAATCTTTTACGATATCAACAATCATTATTTTTTTTAACGATTTCAATCGATTAATTTCTGTTTGGTCTAAACCAAAATCATAAACCACAATCATATCAACTAACTCAAAACTATCTTTATGGATACTATTAATTAGAGTTAGTAATGATTCAAAATAAGGACTATTCGCCCCTGTTATAACAATATTATTATACATTTTCATTTAAATAAGTTTGGATTATTTTTTCAGGGAACATATACTCTTTTGCTAATTCAAAGTTTTTCCTAACTGATTCTATTTTAGACATATAGTATTCACTATTTAATTTTTCTAAAATAGACGGTAATTCTTCATCACCTTCAAAATATATGATACCATTTTCATCAAAATAATTAGAAGTGTCTCGTGACCCAACATATACAGGAATTGTTCCGGTTAAGAAACAATCCAAAATCTTTTCAGTAAAGTACCCACTCTCAACACAATTTTCAATCACAATTGAAAACATATAATCTTTTAACGCATCAATTTTAAATTCAATTTCTTTTTCACAACCTGACCCATAAAAATCAACTCTACCATCATCTTTTAATCTGTCATAAACTCTAAACCTCATTCTATGGTATGCGTTCCAATTTTTCCAAGAAAAAAGAGAACTAACCACTTTAGATTTTTCATGGATATTAATATCCTCTTCTCTCATCCAAGTTCCACCATGTGGGATATACACAGCATTTTCTGCTTGTGGTATTACATTTTTATGATGAGTGAAAATATATTTAAAATTTTCTTTATTCTTGATGATGTTAACATAGTTTTCACCATTAATAATTGAAGGTTCAATTAACCAAGCACAATTTATTTTTGTTTCATCTATTGGTTGAGTAAAACACATACGGTCTACATAAACACCAATATCATATGTATCAGGTTCTCGTTCCCATCCGGTTTTAGGGTCAATGTATCTGGACAAACCAGGTTGTCCAACTAAGTTTTCGTCAATTAGTTTTGTTGTTTTAGACATTTTAATTTTATTATTAATTTATTGTATTTTTATCTTTAAGGTAGTTTATAATTTTTCCGGCAATAAAATCAACCTGACTATCGGTTAATTGAGGATATGATGGTAATATAAGACACTGTTCACTTAACATAACAGAGTTTGTATCCTCGTTTGGAATATGGGAAATATAATCGTGTTTTTTAATTTCGTAAAACATAGGTCTTGTATCAATACCTACATGAAACAAATAGAGTTCTAAATCTTTTTTCTGATTTAAAGTAAATTCGTTAAATCTTAACCCAAACATCCATTCAGAGTGTTCCGTTTCCGAATCTATTTTTTGAAATGAAATTCCTTCCACACCTTCAAAAATGGATTTATAACGATTAAATATTTTATGTTTTCTTTCTTTAATCTCATCTAACGATTCTAACTGACCATACAAAATTGCCGCTTGAATATTAGTCATTCTATAATTATAACCTAAAACATCGTGAATGAATTTTTCATTTGATTGTCCCTGAGATTTAACTTTATTAATGTATTCAAATACATCATCGTCATTTGTTATAAATGCACCACCCTCACCTGAAGTTATAGTTTTATTACCGAAGAAAGATATCGATGAGGCAAATGATTCGGTACCTGTATATTTATCCCCATATTTACCCAAAAACCCTTCACAATTATCTTCTAAAATAACGGTGTCAGGAAATTCAATTTTTAATTTAGGTACGTTTACAATATTACCAATATTATGAACCACTAATATTGCGGTGTTTTCGTCAACCAAAGATTTTAATTTAGATGTGTCAAAATTCCAAGTTTCCAAATCAGAATCAATCGGTATCAATTCATAATTTTTATCAAATAAAAAAGAATTCCACGCAGCTACATATACATTGTTTGGTACAATAATTTTATTAATGTGAGGGTACTTATATTTTAAGGCAATTGCCAATAAATGTGTTGCAGTTGTACCATTATTAGTCAATATTAATCGTTTACACCCAAGAATTTCTTTTAATTTGTTTTTCGCTAAATCTAAGTATTCACCTTGAGATGAAACCCATCCGGAGTCAATTGCTTTATGTGCGTATTTTAAATTTTTTTGATTAAAATACGGTTGATAAATTGGTATCATATTTTTATAAAGTAAGCGTTATTATCTTTAGTTAAATCAAATTTGTAATTTAATTCATCTAAAAATGATTTTATGTTGTCTAACCCAACATGAGGATATTCAACACACAAAATTTGAGGTAAAAATTTTGAGTTTTTCATCCCTTCTAAAACTTCTATTTCGTAACCTTCAACATCTAAGACAAATAAATCGATAGTTTGGTCATGAAAGTTTTCATTCATTAATTTATCTATAATATTATCATATCTCGTTGAAATAACATTATACTCTTCAAAATGACATCCTTCATGGTTTAATAAATCTTCGTGTGTCATTTTGTGTTTAAATGAACCATTACCAAACTTAGTCCCATGATATGGATGTACGGCGTGTTTGAATTTTAAAGTTGTTTCTTCACTACCTAAACCCAAATTAAAATTGTGTGATTTAGTTCTATTTGATTTTAACATCTCAAAAATTGGTGGAGATGCTTCAATATTGATACAAGTCCACCCTAAATTTTCTTCAAAAAATAAAGTTGACGACTCCATTACACCATCAAATGCTCCACATTCAATACTAATCCCTTTTTCTTTATTTTGAAAATACCTCTCAAAAATAAACTTATCCTGTTCAGATTGTCCGTAAAATTTATACATTTTGTATTTCTCTGATATAGTCATCAAAATTGATGAAAATTTGTTTATTATGCTCTGTTTGAAATTGATAAAAAATGTCCTCATTTACTAACGACAATAATTTATCCGTAAATAATGACATACAGAAAAAACCTCCTCCGCCCATCATTATTATTTTTTTTGAATTTAATATTAAAGTTAAATCATTAATTATATTTTCAAGGTTAATTCCTTCAGAGGAATAATCATCTTTAGTTAAATCAATAATTTTATTTTTATCTATGTTTTTAATGTATTCATCATACAATGAATATACCATTTCATTACCAATAATTGAATACTCCCCGGTGTAGTTTACATTTTTTTCCCCAAGTAATATTATTTTTGAATCTATCGAATTTAAAGTATTAAAAAAAAATTCAGAATGTTGTTGAAAATTTGATAAATGGAAATTTCTTGATTTAGTAAATAATACAACATGATTTTTATATTCATCATTAATAGAATCATTAGAAAACTTTTTCTTAAAAATATTCTTTATTCTATCATCAGTTAACATTTTATCGATGTAATCTCTATTAACTTCCCAAGTTTTTTCTGGATTAGTTTCACATTCTAAAACAACAAAATCACTCAAAATAAACTTAACATAGTCGATACAAAATTTTTTATACGATTCACTTCCGTCCCTATACAAATTTAGATTAGTTTCATTAATCTTTATCTCTAAAACGTCTTCTTTGTTTAAACGTAATAACATTTCTCCGCAAAAGAATGTTAAATCCCCTATACCGATATTTTTTAATTCATATTTATGTGTTATTGATTTTTCCATTTTAATAAAAAAAAAAATCAATTAATATGTTTTATGTGCTCTCTGTAAAAATTTACCGTTATCTAAATCCTCACCATTTAATTTTGCTTCAATTATTTCAATAATTTTTGAGTCAACCTCATTTATTAATTGATTTCTTTGAACATTTAAGTCGCATGCCTTTTTTAATGTCTCCCAAAGTAAATTAGCCCCACTTTCGTCGTTAAAGTATTTTTCCTTATACTCTTCAAAAGTCATTCTTCTTATATCGTATAATAACTCCTGATTATCCCACATTTTCATGTCAACTGTTACTAATTTATCAATAACGTTTCCTAATGTATCTGCCATAATTTTTATTTATTTAAGTTTTTATTTAATTTCATTATATGATAAGTAGGGTGAGTTTCAATAATATGAAATTCTTTTTTCATATAAACTGATATTGCAACATGATTATCAATATCAACCGACAATAAGATATCCGAATTAGAATTTAGTATCAAATCATCCATAATCTTACTCCCTATTTTTTTTCCGGTTTCTGTATCCCCAACCAAAATTCCTAACCATACAATATCGTCTTCAGTATCTAAATGACCATAACCAACACATTTATCACCATCATAGTATAGACAGGTATAAATGTGATTTTTAACAACTTTGTAAGGTCTTTTTGAAAAATATCTAAACTTGTTAGTCCCAATAGGATTATTTTTAATGAAGTCATCTAAATCAATCAATGACGAATAATCTTTGTGATTTATAATTTTTTTAATCAAATCCATTTATAAAGTTTTAATGTCGTGTTTATTAACGTATGGTGATATAAATTGTCTATCACAATACATATGTGCAATAACGTTTTCATTATATTTTTTACACATCATCAAACTTAAAAAAGAACTACTAATAATATTAACCGATTTAGCGTTCTCAATAACCTTCAATAAACTAAACATCCCGTACTGTGGTTCAGCCGTAATGATAGGATAATCAGGTTTTAATAATTCTCTATTGATTTTTATGTTTTCTTCATCCTTTTCATGAACAAAATGATAATCATGAATTCCTTTACTAACAATTAATTCGTAGTAAACCTTTTCTTCTAATTCATAATCCCTTTCAATATAAAAATAATCTTGTTTAATTTTTGGGTCCATCCCAACAATTAAATAAAAAGAATCGTCAAAATATTTTTCATAACGATATCCCATATTATCGCAAAAATGGGAAGAAATAATCTTATCAAAATTTTCATTTTTAATAAAATGTTCCATTTCACCATCGTTTAACACACTTTTGACTTTAATCCTTGGGTTATCTCTAAACATAAACACTACGTTATTATGGTAGTGATGTTTAGCCGCAATATGAATTTCGGAATTTGGGTTATCTTCTGCAATTTTACGTATCATACCGTTATGAACTACAGAGTCACCCATACCTAAATGGTGTTTCACAAATATTTTTAAAGGTTCCCCACTCATAATTAACTAACGTGATTATGAGTTATTCTTCCGGTAATTCTATCACACCATCCTTTTGATTCTGAATAAGGCCATACAACCCAATAATCAGGTAATGCGTCTGTTTGGAACTCTCTCCAAATCTTACAATAACCATCAGGGTCTCTTAACATTCCCGCAATTTCTGCTTTGTCAGCATCTTTTCTAAATAAAGTTTCATCTTTATTATTGTGGAATGCAACCACCCAAAATTCATAATCTTTTTCAGGAACACTTGTATATCCAACATCAATACAATGTTTGAATACCATACAAAAACTATTTTTCCATTCTTCTTCGGTTTCAAAGTTATAAGGGTTTGGTGGATATCCTTTGTCTAATGTATGTTTATCAATTGCTCTTTTTTCAAATAAAAGACCTGAATATTTTTCATACTCTTTTAATGTTCTAACAGGTCCAAATCCGTAAGGTCCGTCATGACCTTCTTGTTCCTCTCCATCCATACCAAATAATTTTCTATTTGTGTGATGAGAGTGTCTATTTTTTTCTCCCCATGTTTTATCATCATCCCATTGTTTTGTTCTACCCTTACGAGTATATTCGTGAAACACAACAGGAAGATGTGGATGAAATAAATCATAACCCCAAGTGTATGCTCGTGCTGCAATTGAAATTTCTTCACCGTGGAAATAATATTCCGGATTATGTTGTACCTCAATTGAGAAAGCACCTAAAGTAAAACAAAAGTGTGCTGAGTAAAATCTTGCGGTCACAGGTTTTTTTAATTCTTTCCATCCCGGAATAGTTTCAGGTAAGAAGAAGACAGCTCCTTCAGGAATAAATCTATCAAAGACCATTCTCCATGGTTCATTAATTCTACTCTCCGGATAATTTTCGGGGTCAAAAGATGGGACGTAACCCGTAAGTAGAGGCTTTTCGTATCCATCCTTCTGTAACCCCTTAATCATTTTTATTAAGATATCATCCCAATCTTTAACAAATCTCATATGAGAATCAATTTGAAGAGTATACGTTTCACCTTCATAAAGTTGTTGGGTTAGATTTCTTGCCCAACAAACACCTTTAGACTCTTCGTAAGGAATATCAAGTATTCTAAATCTTTTGTCTTTTCTGTAATCTTCTAATTTATCAAAACCATCTTCTTCACTGAATTGTCTTGCAATTCCAAATGTGATATTTTTAGGCTTCTTGGCGTTTGCCAACATATCTTTGATTGTTGGTTCTAATTGTGGGTCTCTATAGGACGCGATTTGAACAAATATTTTCATGTATTATACGTTTTAGGTAAAAATAAAAAACCCTCGAGATAAGTCGAGGGTTTATTAAATTATATTTTATTTTTTTTATATTAGTTGTTGTTAACAAATAAATCGAAACTAAACACCATCATTATGGTCTAGTTGGTGTTGGTGTTGGTGTTGGTGTTTCTCCACCAGCAGTTGGTGTTGGTGTTGGTGTTTCTCCACCAGCAGTTGGTGTTGGTGTTGGTGTTTCTCCTCCCGGTGTTGATGTTACTGTTGCGGTTACTGTTGGAGTAATACCTGTAACTTCAGGAGTATTACTTGGTGTTACACTAGGTGTTGGTGTTGGTGTCACATTAAAAGTTGAACCTGTCGTTTCACCTGTAAAATCATATTGTGTCGACCCTGTCACATCAAATGTAACTCCAGTGAATGAACTTACTTGTGTTAAATCATTATAATCGTAGTCTACAAATACTTGAGTATAACCACTTGTTTGTCCTGATAAAATTTCTACAGAACTATTAATTACTAATGGTGGTCCTGTAATAGTCCCTAATACATTAGTGAAATTAATAGTAATATCATCAGTTACTACTTGATTAGCAACTGCCTGATATCCTGCACCTACTGAACCTTCAAAATAAAATCCCTCTAATTGAATTATAATAGGTGTTGCACAACCTAATGGGTTTACTGATGTAACTTCACCTACACCTCCGGTTACCTGATATGTTGCAGTTCCATTAGAATAATATCCATTAGAAGCTGTTGTTGATAACAATGTGTTAGTGTACAATATCTCACCAAGATTTGGTCCTATACCCGCAGCAATCGCTCCATAAAGAGTTATTGGTGAATTATCAAAATTATCACAAGCCGTTGCCGGAACAGTTGCATCATAACCTAATGTATAAGTGTAGTAACCAATTGTTTGAGTCGGTGTTTGAGTTAAGGTTGGTGTTTGTGTTTGAGTCTGAGTTAATGTTGGTGTATTAGTTGGGGTTTGAGTTTGAGTTTGAGTTACAGTTTGAGTTGGTGTTAATGTAACACAAATACTAAATCCTCCAACAATAGAACCGTCAGATGATAACTGAACTATATTTTGACTATTATTATAATAACCTGTCATATCAATTGTAGTTGGACCTGCTAATACATTATAGAATATGGTATTTTCATCAAAATTAACTTTATCACCATAAATCGTAATTGTTGAATTGTATTGACCACAAGCTTCGTCATATGTTGAACCCGGATAAACCGTAAATGCAAACCTAGTTTGAGTTGGTGTTGGTGTTGGGGTTGTTGATGCGGTGTTTGTCGGTGTTACTGACGCTGTATTTGTTGGTGTTGACGTATTTGTTGGTGTTGGGGTTGAAGTCTCCGTATTAGTTGGTGTTTGAGTTAAAGTTTGAGTCGGTGTTTGAGTAGTTGTTGGTGTGTTAGTTGGTGTTTGAGTTAAAGTTTGTGTTGGTGTTAAAGTGATACAATTTGAAAACCCTCCGCTTTCAACACCATTATTTAATTGTACTACAATTTGTGAGTAGTTATAATAACCTGTTAATCCTGTTGTGTCCGGACCTACGATATTATTGTAAAATACTGTGTTATTATCAAATAATGAAGAGTCACCATAAATAACTACTGTTGAATTATATTGACCACACGCAGCATCATAAGTAGACCCCGGATAAACTGTAAATGGGAATCTATTCGCTGTTGGTGTATTAGTTGGTGTTGTAGTAGGTGTTGGAGTATTTGATGCAGTAACTGACGGTGTTGGACTTTGAGTCGTCGTATTTGTCGGTGTTTGCGTTAAAGTCGGTGTTGGCGTTAAGGTAATTACCCCAACACAACCATTCGGGTCAGATGAAGTAATTTCACCTAATCCACCTGTTATTAAGAACCATGAAATTCCATTAGAATAATAACCATTACTAGCTGGTGTAGATAACAATGTGTCATCATATAAAAACTCACCTACATTAGGACCTATACCACCAGAAACAGCACCATAGTAATTTGATGGTGAATTTGAGTCATTACAAGATTCTTGGATTGTTGCCCCGTAACCTAACGAGTAACTATAATATGAGATAGTTTGTGTTGGTGATGCAGTATTTGTCGGTGTATTAGTTGGCGATGCTGTATTTGTAGGAGTTTGTGTTGGTGTCTCCGTATTTGTTGGTGTTGGAGTTGGAGTTGATGTCTCCGTATTTGTAGGAGTTGGAGTACTAGTTGATGTCACCGTACTTGTTGGTGTTTGAGTAGGAGTTTCCGTATTAGTAGGAGTTGGAGTATTAGTTGAAGTATTTGTTGGTGTCTGAGTGTTTGTCGGAGTTTGAGTTTGAGTTGGAGTTTGCGTAGGGGTTGTTGACTGAGTAGGTGTTTGAGTTGGCGTAGCACTTACTGCAGGAAACACTCCTAAGTTAACTAAAACTACGGAACTTCTGAATGATGGAGCAATTGAATATGTATTATCAATCAACCAAATATTTTTTGTTTGATTTGGATTCAATTCAACCTGATATTCCCATAGAGAGTCATCACATCTTCTATAGTTAAAGTTCACTAAAGTAGAACCAGTGTTTGTTAAAGTATATTTACTACATGCCATGTTATTTCTGTTTAACTATAAATACTATAATAGTATTGATTTTATGTTTTTATGCTAAAATTTATTTTTTATTAATTACTGATGGTGACTTCTACAATATCTGTGGATAGTAAAGCAACACCACCTAGTGTTAGTGATAGAGACGGATTTAGTAAAGTACCTGTTGAAATTTCTACATTATTAAGTTTTACAATATAACTTACTGTACCACCATTTACATCAACAGCAGGATTAGTAGATGTTGTTCCATGAGTCCCATAAAGTGTAGTACCTATATTAACCGGGAAACCAGTAGAATAACCACTACCACTTACAACACTAAGTAAACTAACAAAACCACTATCATCAGTAATATAGTCAAATTTTGCGGTTCCACTTGTTGTGTTATTAATTAATGTAATATTAATACCTGGTGTATGTGTAGGTGTTATAGATGGTGTATTAGTTTGAGTTTGGGTATTTGTAACCGTAGGTGTTGGTGTATTAGTTGGTGTCTGTGTCTGAGTTGTTGTTGGTGTAGGAGTTATTGCGGAAATACAATCGGCACAACTAGAATAGTAAGTTATTGGATTACTTCCATCTGTAGGTGTTGTATTAGTTTTATTAACAATTGTATAACATTCAGTTGCGGTCGCTCCTGTGAACTCTAAATAGAATGTGTCACCAGGGAAAAGACCTGGACTCAACAAATTAGCGACAATAACATTAGAACTACTACATCCTGAGATGGTGTAAGTAGTAATTGTACTTAAATCAGTTGGTGTTGGAGTCGGAGTTTTTGTGTTAGTTGGAGTTTGAGTTGGTGTCTGTGTATTAGTTGTTGTTGGTGTAGGAGTTGGTACAATTTCAAGAGTAAATTTATAAAAAGTTGAACCACTACCCCAAGTCCAATCATAACTTCCCGGAGTTAATCCTAAACTTGAAATGGTTTTTCCATTGTAAATTGTTGAACCAGTCATAAAACTACCTGAAGTATATGTAGAAGGAAGTAGTATAAAACTATTACCCCCCACTCCAAAAGGACTTCCTGTCGAAGTATCCCCAAATATTTGTGGACCAGAACCAAAACTAACTGGACTTGTAAATGTAATACCTGAAATTGGGTCGTATCTATTCAATTCTGATACATTAGAATCAGAACCAATTAAAATTTGACGACTACCAGGATACACATAACTATCGATGGCTTGAAGGTTTACGAATTGAAATAAACCTGTATAATCAATAGCCCCTGAACCTGACATCACAACATTAGGTCCATCTTCAAACACTCTAACATAATAATTAGGTGCAGGAATTGTTGGTGTCGGAGTTGGTGTTCCCGTGTTAGTCGGAGTATTAGTTGGTGTTGTTGTTGGTGTCTGTGTCTGAGTTGTTGTCGGTGTAGGAGTTGGTACGTCACTAATTGTTACTACTACTATATCGGTTGATAATAAAGGTTCAAATCCTAATGTTAAATACACCCAATCCCCACTAGGTAAGGTTGCGGTATAAAATTGTTGGAAGCTACCGTTAAAGTCCACTCTAACAACAAAACTTAACCCATTAGAACCACCTATAACGGCCTTAGGACCATTCGAGGTTCCGGTTTGATAACCATAAGTTGTACTACCTCCGGATACAGGTAATGAACCTATTTGGTTTTCTAAAATAATTGAACCTGAATCATCTGTAAGTCCAGAGATAGTCACACCATTTGTTGTATTATTAATTAATGTAATATTAATACCTGATGTTGTTGTTGGTGTTGGTGTGTTAGTCGGAGTTCCCGTGTTAGTCGGAGTTTGATTTGGTGTCCCCGTATTAGTTGGTGTTACGGTTGGAGTTGATGTGTTTGTCGGAGTTGGCGTTAGTGTTCCTGTATTTGTTGGTGTTGGGGTTGGAGTAACATTACATGGTCCAACAAGGGTTAGAGTTGCACCACTTGTACATCCCGGTCCACATTCAGTACTTGCAACATAACTAAAACCACTAATTGAATACCATCCTTCAGGGTTTCCTGTATTAGGACCTGAGGCATCTGACCATATTAATGTACTTGCACTAAACACAGGGTTATTAGTCCATACTGTTGCAGTTCCAAGACAATCACAAGCTCCTGTCACATCCGATTCATCATGACAAATATTAGTGAAAAGATATCTGGTTATTTCTGTAGGTGTTGGAGTTGGAGTTGGTGTACTAGTTGGTGTACTCGTATTAGTTAGAGTATTTGTTGGCGTATTAGTTGGCGTACTCGTATTCGTCGGTGTACTAGTTGGTGTATTAGTTGGAGTTGAAGTACTAGTCACTGTTGGCGTAGGTGTCGGAGCTAAAACATCTAAACTATAAGTGTACCCATATGTTGGCACATAACAATTATATGTTCCATAAACATATTCTGAAATATAGTTAAATGGGAATACTTGAGACCCAAGACTTATTGTTCCACCTGATTGAGGTAGAAACGTTACATTAGTGGTTAAACCACTTAAATTATCACTAAAAATTCTTATTCCGATTGCCATATTAATAAATACTTTACTTTTCTTATTTTATTTTTTTTTTAACAAACACCTTCATTTATAATTAATGTTCCGGATATTTGTATAAATTTTGCACCATCCGATATTGTAAAATTAGTATTAACCGGAGGTATTGTTAATAATCTATTACCATAAACATTATCACCTATTTCTAATTGAGTGAAAGGTTTTGTCGAATATACCGTAACATTTGATGGAGTTGCAAATAAATCTACTGATTCACACACATTTTGATACCAACCTCCTGTCCATAAATTTTGTACATATATTGGTTGTGGTGTATTAGATGGTGTTGCAGTATTTGTTGGTGTTGGAGTCTGAGTAACCGGAGTTGGTGTTAAACTAACTGTAGGAGTTACCGATGGAGTTATTGAAGGTGTCGGTGTATTTGACGGACACAATCCAATATTATTTATTGTTAACGGAGCACCATAATCTTCTTGAGTTAAATCATCAGCACAAACAAAATCAGTTTGTAAAGGATTTACTTGTGAAACACTTACAATCCCTGTACAACCTGTCCATTTATAATACCCTTCTTGAATATTATTATAATTGGTTATTTGATATTGATAACAACTCATTATTATACAGGTGTTGGGGTTGGAGTTGGGTTTATTGATTCATAGTATAAATCATTACTTGGTATGGAAATATAAAATAAATCATTATCCGGAATAAAAATGTAAGATAAATTATTATCAGGAATAAAGCTATATGTTAAATCATTATCCGGTATAAACTCATATGTTAAATTACCCTCAGGTATTTCAATATAATATAAATCATTTACAGGAATAACAATTCTACAATCCTTACAATCAGGATTTAATAAGTTGTATTTTAACTTTAATAAATTAAAGTTATGTTTTATTTGAGATGCATTTAATGGTTCGGTGTACATTCTAAACGCACTTATATCACCAATCATACTACCCCCAAAATATTCTTCTAACTTAATATGAGTTGTAAGACCTGAGTAAATTGTATTATCTAAATCGTGTGTTGTTAAACATTCAGGGTCTTGTTGATAAACGATATCATCAATTGTCGGAGGGCATCCACCCGAAAAAGTTAAGTTATCATGAAGACCTTGAGTTCCTCCACCTAACGAAATATTATAACCAACCCCAATTTGTTTTTCTTTTGGAGTATCTAATAGACGTGGAATAATTTCTTCAAAGTTTTCAGCAACCATGAACAATTTACCATTCACATAGAACTTCATAGTTCCTAATCTATATTTTTCTTCGGCAGTCCAATTATCGTTGAATGTTACAATTTCAGTTGTTGCAGGGTCGTATTTTTCCTCGTGAGTAATTGGTGGTTCGATTAAACTAATACTATTGTTCGCAGTTGTTGCAGTATAAATTTCTTTAACAATTAATCCAAGACCTCCTTTATTATTTAAATCACAGGCATCAAACCATTCATTTCTTTGAAACACCGCATCAATCTGAACCCAATGTTCAACATTTGAGTAAGTTGTTCCACTACAATCATCAAAGATTCCTCTTGTTGAACACCATTCGGTAACTGAAGTTCCTGTAACATAGGTTACTCCGGTTAAACAAGTTCCTGTTGTTTCACATCCTCCCGTGATTCGATATGTTTTTACACATAATTTTGGACTTCCTGTATCACCACTTAATCTTAAAGATAACGCATTTGAAACTCCATCATATAATGGGTCAGTTTCAGGATATTGGGCACTTACCTCACAAGAACATGGGCAACCACAACTACAATTATATGATGTACCACCTGATTGTTGATAAACTTTTAAACAATCATGAGGGTTACTACCTAATAAATTACAAGCACAAGTATCCATACAGGTTAAACCTGAAGTAACTCTTGTATAACCTGAATCTTGTTTTGGTGAACCATCAGGGTAGTGATAGAATTTGTTTTCCGCTCTCGCACCCATATAAAAGAATGTTCCTTTGTTATTTGGGTATCGAGAATTTAAACCAACAGATGTATCACCGGTCCATCTATATCTTAACATAAATTCGGCACTCCAACCTAAATTAGGTCTTTCGGGAAAAATTTGGTAATCATAACCAGCAACCTTGTAAAATCCTTGGAAGAATCCACCATCTAATCTTGCAACATATCCAATATCTCCACCGGCATTGTTGTACGATAAATCATACGAATATGAATTATCATTCCATAATCTATTCTGTGATGTTGTGAACCCAGTAATTGGGTGCATTTTCATCCTTCTATCGTATTTGTATCTACTAAATTTGTCTGATTGTGTAGTATAAAGTCCGGTATTAATTTGAATTGTTTCTCCGGACATATGTTTTACCAAACCATTGTCAATTCCCGTTAAACCAACATCACATAAGTCAGTTATTATAGGACAAAAATTTGGGTCAGTATCAGTAGGGTTCCAATAATTTTCTGACACAATAGTGTCATAATCAAATGTACACGCACTTGTCGTACATAAAGTTGTTCCTGAACTATTAAAATTGAATTTAAACGGCATTCTATTACCATCCAATTCACCAATTAATAAAGGTGAAAAAACAACCTCTTGGTCGTAATCTTTTTCGTCTGAAGCAAGACAAATGTCCGTGATTTCATTCGCCGGTTTTAGACCCCATCGTCTAAAATTATACTGATTAATGTTTTGATATGCCATATACAATTGATAAATACCTTGATTCGTAGTATTTATAATTAAAAAGAATAGATGATTAGCGTAGACACAGAATTTTATTCATCACCTTATTATTTTCTTATCAGAGATAAGGGGGATAAATATTCCTTATATTTCTCTGTAGAGGAAACTTTAACTGAAGCTCGTAAAAAAGACGAGGTTATCCACTTTGATAAAAAGAAAGGAAAGAAAGTTAAAAATTATTTGGAAAAAACCGTAAAAGACAAAAAAAAGAAATCAACCAAAACACTTAAAACTGATTTGGAAGAATTGGTGAATTCAGACGGTGCTATGTCAAACTCAGCAATTCCAATTCTTGACCCAAAACTTCACCCAAAGAAAACGATGGACCAAACCATAGCTGCTGCGAGAATTACCAACGACCCTATTGCTCGTGGTTATAGAACATATTATGGGGAATCAGTTGAAGAAATCGAGGAAATTGATATGTCTGGTGCATTTGGATATGAAGAAACTGAAGATATGGACGGTAAAGACACTTTTGAATATTTGGTAAAAGATATGGGAATGGAACCGGAAGATGCTGAAGAAAGAACAAAACAAAAAGGTCAAGACCCAACAGGTAAGAAAGATAAGAAATCACCTTATTATAAAGACCCAAATTTTATAACAAGAGCAACACTATCTGAAATACAAAAACAAAAAGCAATTAAAGTTGTTGAAGATTTATTAGTTAAGAAAAAATCATCAAACAATGCCGATGTAAATAAAAAAGAATTAGAGACTTCAAGAATGTTAAAAAGAAATTTAACGGTTTTGAAGAAACAAGCAGAAAAAGAAGGTATTTCAGTTTCTGAATTAATTAAAATGTTAAAGAGTGAATAAAGACCTATACAATTCATCCAAAGGTGAAATAGAATTTCCTAAAGAGAAAAAGGAACATATGAAAAAATGTTTTCATATGGTTAAAGGTGCCGATGAAAATACGGAAGGTTTTAACAGAAATAAGGAATTACAAAATCAAAACTTTATTGAATACAAACAATTAAAGAGAATTAAAAACTTCTTTGATAATTTTATTGGTAATCAAAATGAACCTTCATTTATTTTGAATGGTGGTGTCGTTATGAAAAATTGGGTTAATGATGAACTTCGTAAAATGAGAGAATTTGGTGACTTAACCAAACGAAACAAAAAAGATACGGGAATGCAAAATGCATATATCAAACCTCACGAGAAAAAAGATTTTACAAATGTAAGAAAATCTCAAGAACATTCAAAAACTGTTGAACGATATGATGAGGCGGTTACGAATACCTTGAAAAGAATAAATGAAATAATGTTAAAATTATAATTATGGCTAACGAAATCACTGTCGACTTATCTCAAAATGTTGAGAACAACCTTACAGCTATTGCTGAAATGGAAAGAGCTAAATTAATACCTAAAAATGATTACAACGCAGCAGGTAACGAATATTCCTCAGTGAATAGAGATGCGGTTGCCGATGGAGATTCAATGGGTAGAGGTACCGGGTCATTCCTTGATGTGTACAATGTTAATGCTGGAACATCAACAGACATTGTTGAAAGAAAAAATGAAATTAAAATAAATAAATTTAATTCTTCAAACACTTACCCGAACTTTCAATTATAATGAAACTACAAAGCTCTCTTAAAAGTTTGATATTAGAAATTGCGTCAATTGAAAGTGTTATTGATGCAATCAAGAATAAACGAGTAATGGGTACTAGTTACGATGGTGACGAACCAGGTGGTAAAGGTCAAAGACTAATAGAACCTGTTTGTGTCGGAGTCAGTAAAGCTGGTAACCGAGTTGTTCGTGCTTGGGAAAGAGAGGGAGCATCTCACACCGCAACAATTGGTTCACAACCATTACCCGGATGGAGACTTTTCAGATTAGATAAAACATTCACTTTCCTACCAACATCAGAAGTTTTTGATGAAATGAGACCAGGGTTTAACCCTAATGGAGATAAAAGTATGGTTTCTGTTGAGATAGTTGCTAATTTTAACACACCACCAACACCTTCTATAATACCTCAACAATTTCAACAAACACCTGAAACTCCGGAAACACCACAGCCAAACAATGATGAGGTTATTGATAGAACAATTGATTCATTAACAAACGAGTTTACACAGAAATACGGTGAAGGTGGATTTGATTTATCCAAATCAGCTGAAGCGTTCAAACGAATCTACGCGGCAATAGAATCAGAAACCGGAAATAAATTAACAGACGCCGAAAAAGCATCATTAAGAACAACAATAACAAACAAATTACAAAAATAATTTTAACCTTATAATGACAAAATCATAAATTCGTTTATGATTATATTAAAATTCAAAACTTATGAGTGATTTAATGCAAAAATTAGCAATGTCAAACGCTAAAGCCCTAATGAAAGAAACCGATAGTCCAAGAAGAATGGATTCATCATCACAATCAATGGTTCAACAATTCGACATGCCAAATGTAAAATATAACATACCACAAGAATTCTTACAAGAAAGCCCTCAACAATCGGCACAACCATATCTTTCCTCATTACCTGTAGAAAACACCAAACCTGTTGGTGTCCCTACGGTTGACGCAATTAAAAATTCAAAACTACCGGATGAAATCAAAAAATTAATGATGGAACATCCAATTGCTCAACCAAACCAAGCGCCTACAATGACAATGTCTAATGAGTTAATTGAAAAATCAAGAAGATTAATGGGTCACAACGAAGGAAGTTACATTCCTGAATCCGCAAAACCAAAATCAGCACCTATTCAACAATCGGAACCAACTCAAAATACCGGAATTAATTATAAATTAATCCAAAAAATGATTAATGAGGCAGTTACTAAATCATTAAAAGAAAATGGTTTGATTGCAGAAAGTACAGAGAAATCTAACGAAACATTTAGTTTTAAAGTTGGAAAACACGTATTTGAAGGTAGAGTAACAAAAATTAAAAAAATGTCTTAACGACTTTCTTTCTACGACATAAATTATTATATTTTAGTGAATATAATAAATAACTATGTCAAAAATAAAAGTATTAGTCGTACCATCCGACAGAAGCGGAGTTGGTAAATTTAGGTCAGTTGACCCTCACATTTTCTTACAAAATCTTTATGGAGATGATTTTCATATTGATATCATCTATGACCCGTCATATGACGATATGAACTTTTGGAAACAATATCAAATTGTTAGTTTCCATAGAAGTATCGGTCCTGATTTTGAAAAGGCCCACGAATTAATCCAAAAATTAAATACTATGGGTATCATAACTGTTTGTGATATCGATGACTATTGGATGCCGGGTAAAGAACATCCTATTCATGACATAATTATGTTTAATAAAATAAACGAAAAGATAACTGCAAACCTTAAAGTTGCAAAATATGTCACTACAACAACCACATTATTTGCAGATGAAATTAGTAAATACAATAAAAATGTTTTTGTATTACCAAACGCTATAAATCCCAACGAACCTCAATTTAAAGAACCAACATTAGAATCGGATAGATTAAGATTTGGATGGTTAGGAGGGTCATCTCACTTGCATGACATTCAAATATTAAACGAAGGGTTTAATAAATTAACGAGATATCAAGATAAAGTACAATACGTTCTTTGTGGTTTTGATACTAGAGGTACGGTAACTGAAATCAATTCACAAACCGGAGAACACGTAAAACGAAATATTAAACCTGAAGAAACGGTTTGGGCACAATATGAAAAAATCTTCACACAAGATTATAAAATAGTTTCAGACGAGTATAAAAAACACCTACTATTATACAATCAAGACATATTCCCTAATGAGATGGCTGAGTCTTACTTAAGAGTTTGGACAAAACCGGTTACATCTTACGCTAAGAATTATTCAAAATTTGATGTATCTTTGGCACCAATTAAAAACCATATGTTTAATAGAATGAAATCTCAATTAAAAGTAATTGAGGCAGGATTCTACAAAAAAGCATTAATCGCATCTAATGTCGGACCTTATTCTTTAGACTTAAAACATTGTTTGAAAAATGGTGAATTAGTTGATGGAAATGCGTTATTGGTTGATGAGGTTAGAAATCATTCTGATTGGGCAAAATACATGGAAAAATTAATTAAGAACCCTAATATGGCAAAAGATATGGGGGAAAGATTGTATGAGACAGTTAAAGACAAATATGATTTAAATATCGTAACAAAAGACAGAGCAGAATTTTATAAATCGATACTATGATAAACATACCATTAAACAAGATTTTATTTTTAGACATTGAAACTGTTGGTATTGAACCAACATGGGAATCATTGTGTTTAAATAGACCGGAACTTTCATTTCAATTTGAAAAATATTTTGATTGGTTCCAAAAAAGATTTCCTGAAGATGCCGATGAAGGTCCGGGTAAAATGTTTGTCAACCGAGCAGCATTGGTTCCTGAATTTTTACGAATTGCTTGTGTTAGTGTTGCGTTTGTAGCCCCTGATGGTACTACAAAAATGGAATCATATAGTAATGTGGACGAAAAAGAACTATTAAAAGATGTTCAGAAAATGCTTCATCGTACCGGTGAATTAGGATTCTTCCTATGTGGTCATAATGTTAAAGGGTTTGATATTCCTGTTCTTGCAAAAAGAATGATTATGAATGGATTACTACCACCAAAAATATTACCAGGTCATGACACTAAACCTTGGGAAATTAAAGCTCTTGACACCAAAGAAGTTTGGCAATATGGTGGTTATGGGTCAATCGCGTCATTAGAATTAATGTGTGTTTGTTTAGGAGTTGAGTCTTCTAAAAATATGGAAGTTACCGGTAATAAAGTTCACGAAGCGTTTTGGGATAAAAAAGATATCAAAGGAATTGTTGAATATTGTGAAAAAGACGTTGAGGTATTAATAGATGTAATTAAAAAATTAAAAGAATTAGTGTAATGGATGGATTAGACGGATTGGGGTTTGACCCTGAGATATTAAATGATATTCAAAATCATTTTAAAAAAATACAAGAAGAAGCTGGTGTTAGTATTGATGAAGATGATGAATATCAAAGAGAGTTAGAAGAATTGATTGGTATGACATATGAAGAAATGAATGAAGATGCCATCAAAACCTTTAAAACAAAAACTTTAAAAGTTGAGTTAATAGATAATGACGCAAAATTCCCTGAATACGCTTACCCAAGTGATTCAGGATTTGATTTATTTTCAACAGAAGAAGTTATACTACAACCATTTGGGAGAGCATTAGTACCAACAGGTATTAAATTATCAATACCTGATGAATTTGAAATTCAAGTTAGACCTAAAAGTGGATTGGCAATCAATCAAGGATTAACAGTATTAAACACTCCGGGAACAGTTGATTCCGGATATAATGGTGAAATTAAAGTAATAATTTTCAATACAAATAACATATCAGTATCAATCCCTAAAGGAACTAAAATTGCACAAGCAGTTTTATCTCCGGTAGTAAATGGAAAATATGTTAACTTAGTTCAAGTTAATAAGGTTAACGATGGTGATAGAGGTGATAACGGATTTGGTAGTACAGGATTAAAATAATATGATAACAGTAGGATATTCGACAAGAACTCATAACCCAGAGTTCATTGAATACTTGAAGAAAAGTTCAGGTTTCAAAAAAATTGAGGTTATTGAAAAAATAAATAATGGTGAAAAATCTCTTTCAGAGGTTTACAATGAAATACTATCCGAGTCAAAGACGGATATTGTTGTTTTATGTCACGACGACATTTATTTTGATACTAACGCATGGTATAGTAAATTAATTAAACATTTTGAAAAATCTGATTTCGGTATTATTGGAATGGCAGGAACTACTGAAATGCCTGAAAGCGGTATGTGGTGGGAAAACAGAAAAAAAATGGTAGGTATTGTTAACCACGAACATGAAGGGAAAAAATGGGAATCAAAATACTCAGAGAGTATTGGTAATAACATTTTTGAAACTGTGATTGTTGACGGTCTTTTTATGGCAATTAATAAGAAAAAAATTAAGAAAAACTTTAACGAAAATTTTAAAGGATTTCACTTCTATGATATACCATTTTGTTTTGATAACTATTTGGAAGGTGTTAAAGTAGGTGTTATAACAAACATCAGAATAACTCACAAATCTATTGGTCAAACTAATGAACAATGGGAAGAAAACAAAAAATTATTCGCAGAAACATATAAATCAAATTTACCGGTTAAATTACCGTACAATGAACAAAGAAAGATAAAAGTATTATTATCTTGTTTATTCTTTAAAACATTTACGGGTTCAGAGCTTTATGTTTATGAATTAGCTAAAAATTTAATAAAACAAAATTGTGATGTAACCGTAATGTCCCAAATTGGAGGACCGTTAACGGACATGGCAAAAAAACAAGGTATTAAATGTGTTTCTTTTGAGGACGCTCCCGGATTTAAAATGGGTGACGGAAAATGGGGGCATAACACAGATAAAGGGTTTCAACCATCTCAACCAAATGTAATGTACCGAGTGTCAGAAGTTAATTTTGATTTAATACATATGCAACACAAACCTGTCGCAGAAAGAATGATTCAATTCTATCCTGAGATTGATAAAATTTATTCAATCCATTCAGAAGTGATTGAATTGGAAAACCCTATTGAACACGAATCAATTAAAAAATACATTGCAATTAGACCTGAAATTAAAGATTATTTAATTAATTTTTTCCAAATACCTGACGAGAAGATTGAAGTTATTTATAATCCTATCGATAATGAAAAATTCAAACCAAAATCAATTAAAGAAGAAAATAGTGTTCTTTTTGTTGGAACAATTGATTACCTACGAAAAGAAACAATCTTAGATTTAATGGAACGAACTAAGGAAGAAGGTAAAGAATTATGGCTAGTTGGGGAAGATAAAGGAAATTACCTACAACAAGTATTGTTTGAAACTCACGTAAAACATTTTCCACCAACATGGAATGTGGAAACATTTATTTCTAAATGTTCTGAAACGGCAGGCATTCAGTTAGGAAGAACAACTATTGAAGGTTGGTTATGTGGAAAACCTGGTTGGATTTATAAAGTTGATTCAGGAGGATTTATTTTAAATAAAGAAAAGTTTGAGGTACCGACAGATTTAGAAAAATATTATGCTTCAACTGTCTCAAAACAAATAAAAGAAGAATACATTAAAATATTGTAAGATGAGAATTGGAGTTATTGGTGCAAATACATTAGGAGTTGCTTTTTCATTACTTTGTGAAAATGCGGGATATGATGTAATAATTTATGATGAAAATGAAGATATCATTTTTAACATAAATCAAGAAATTTTTAACACAAAAGAACCATTGATTCAAAAAATGTTATTTGAGTCAGACAATTTTTCGGGTACTACAAATGTAATTGACTTAATAGAAAAATCTAATACTATCTTCACATTTGTTGATACTGTCCCAACCTTAGAAGGTGGGAATGACACTACAAAAGTTTTTGAAGTTGTTAATCATTTTTTTACCGCATCTCAATTAGATAAACCAATTCATGATAAAAAATTTATAATTGGTACCACAATGAATCCCGGAGAAACTGAACAAATTCAAGAAAAGTTACATATGTTTAACATACAAGTTGCATATTGTCCGTCAATGTCATCAGAAGGTAATATAATTAACGGATACTACAATTCAGATATGGTTATTGTTGGGTCAGAATACCAAGAATTGTCAAACGAACTAATGAGGTTATTCTCTAAAATACAACCAAATGGACTTAATATTTATACTATGTCTTCAAAAGCGGCTGAAATCGCTAAACTATCAATAAACACTTTCTCATCAATGAAAATAAGTTTTATTAATATGTTAGGGGATTTATTCGTTAAATCCGGTTTGGAAAATGAAAGTGGTCTTATTTTAAGTACAATAAGTAAAGATTCAAGAGTTGGAACAAAATCATTAAAATACGGATTTGGATATGGGGGTATTAATCTCCCGAGAGATACAAAAACGTTAACTGATTATTTAACAAAATACGATATAGACACAACATTAATTACATCAATTAAAGAAAGTAATGAAAATCATTCCAAATTCTTAAAAGAACATTACATATCTCAAAACCCAAATAAAGACATTCCTTTTATTATTGAAGACATAGGGTTTAAGAAAGGTACGGACAATTTAGTTAATTCACAACCGTGGAATCTTTGTATTGAATTACTCAATGAAGGATATCATATTGGGGTAATTGATAACCACCAACTCGGTAATCAATTCAATGAATTGTCTTTGTCTTATAATAACAGACTTAAATTTTATAAATCAGGGACAAAACCTGAAGGATATCTAATCAAACTATAATGAAATTATTAATTAAATTCCCAACAAGAAATCGTAAGAATAAATTTTTTACAGTATTAAAACAATATCAAAGATTATGTGAAGATATTGAGAACACATTTTTTCTAATAACTTTAGATAATGATGATGATGAAATGAATTCACCTGAGGTTGCCGATATTTTTACCACATTTAAGAATATAAAATATGTTTATGGAAATAGTGTTTCTAAAATTCATGCGGTAAATAGAGACATTGAAACTGTAGATGAATGGGACATCGTATTATTGGCGTCTGATGATATGACCCCAAAAGTTAAAGGATATGATAATATTATTCGTAATAAAATGAAAGAACATTATCCCGACACTGATGGTGTTTTATGGTTTAATGATGGCCACCAAGGAAATAAATTAAACACTCTATGTATTTTAGGTAAAAAATATTACGAAAGATTTAACTATATCTACCACCCTGAATACAAATCAGTTTGGTCAGATAATGAGTTTATGCTAGTTGGTAATCTTTTACAAAAACAAACTTATTTTGATGAAGTTATCATTGAACATGAACATCCTGATTGGGGGTATGGCAAACGAGATACTATTCATCAAGTAAATTCAATAAATGAAAGCCATGATAGAAACTTATTTATGAGTAGAAAACAAAATAACTTTTATCTATGAAAAAAGTAATTAGTTTTTCCCTTTGGGGTGATAACCCTAAGTATACTATAGGTGCCATAAGAAATGCGGAATTAACATCAATCATTTATCCCGGATGGATTTCAAGATTTTATTGTGGTGAGTCTGTTCCAACAGATATTATTAAAACGTTAATTTCTTTACCAAACACTGAAGTTGTTATGATGGGTGTTGATGGGGACTGGACAGGTATGTTTTGGAGATTTTATGCTTGTGAAGATTCAGAGATAATGTTATCAAGAGATACTGACTCAAGATTAAATTTAAGAGAAAAATTAGCGGTTGACGAATGGTTATCATCTGATAAAGATTTTCATATAATGAGAGACCATCCTTATCATAATACCGAAATTTTAGGTGGTATGTGGGGAGTAAGAAATGGATTATTAAAAAATATAAAAGAATTAATTAATGATTACACTAAAGGTGATTTTTGGCAGGTTGACCAAAATTTTTTAAGAGAAAAAATATACCCTTCAGTAATTAATAATAGTTTTACACATGATTCTTATTTGAATTATAATACTAATTCAAAACCATTTCCATCCGAAAGAATAAACAGAGAATTTGTTGGTGACGTTTTTGACGAAAATGAAAATAGACACCCCGAATATTATTTAAACATTTATTAAAAAAAAACAATATGAAAAAATTATTAGTAACAGGTGGTCACGGTTTAGTGGGGTCGTCAATAACCGCAGATTTTAAGACAGGTCGAGAATTTGATTTAACCAATTTTGATGAAACTCAAAAGATGTTTGATAAATATAAACCAACGCAAGTAATTCATTGTGCTGGTAAAGTTGGAGGAGTTGGTGGTAATATGAACTACAAAGGAGAATATTTTTATGACAACATAATGATAAACACCAATGTTATTGAATCTGCAAGAAGAAATGGAGTTGAGAAATTAGTATCTTTTTTATCAACTTGTGTATTTCCGGATAATGTAGAATACCCTTTAACTGAATCTAAAATTCATTTAGGAGAACCACATAATTCGAATTACCCTTATGCTTACGCTAAGAGAATGGCTGATATTCAAATTCGGGCGTACAGAGAACAATATGGTTTAAATTATGTTTCGGTTATTCCAACAAACATATATGGACCAAATGATAATTTTTCATTATCTCAAGGTCACGTAATGCCGATGTTAATACATAAACTTTATTTGGCACAAAAAAATAATACCGATTTCACAGTATGGGGGTCAGGTAATCCTTTAAGAGAATTTATTTTTTCAAAAGACGTTGCAAAACTTTCCGAATGGGCGGTAGACCACTATAACGAATCTGAACCAATCATATTTACAACATCAAATGAGATTAGTATTAAGGATTTAGTTGATTTATTGGTAAAAGAATTTAACTTTAAGGGGAAGGTTACTTTTGATTCGTCAAAACCGGATGGTCAATTTAGAAAACCATCAGATAACGGTAAATTAAAATCGTATTTACCCGATTTTCAATTTACACCAATCGAAGAAGGTATAAAAGAAACCGTAAGTTGGTTTATAAAAAATTATGAAAATGTTAGAAAATAAAATAGCCTTAATCACAGGAATTAACGGTCAAGATGGTTCTTATCTTGCAGAATTCTTACTACAAAAAGGGTATGAAGTTCATGGGACTTTGAAACGTAATTCCGTTGCGGAAAATCAAACATCAAGATTAGACTCTATCTATGATAAAATTAAATTACACTACGCAGATTTAACTGATTTATCATCATTAATCAGTGTTATTCAAAAAGTAAATCCGGATGAGATTTATAATTTGGCGGCGCAATCTCACGTTAGAATATCTTTTGACCAACCATTATACACGGCAAACGTTACAGGTGTTGGAACTTTAAATGTGTTAGAGGCAGTTAAGTTAATTAAACCAAACACTAAAATTTATCAGGCTTCTTCTTCTGAAATGTTTGGAAACTCTATTGACTCGGATGGATATCAACGAGAAACAACCCCATTGAATCCTGTATCACCATATGGATGTGCAAAAGTTTTTAGTTATAATATTTGTCGTAACTATCGTAATTCATACGGAATGTTTATTTCTAACGGTATTTTATTTAATCACGAATCACCAAGAAGAGGAACTAATTTTGTCACAAACAAAGTTTGTAAAGAGGCGGTTAAAATTAAATTAGGATTATCAACAGAATTGAAGTTAGGTAATTTGGACGCAACAAGAGATTGGGGTCACGCTAAGGATTATGTTGAAGCAATGTGGTTAATATTACAACAGGAAACTTCAGACGACTTTGTTTGTTCAACAGGAATATCACATTCAGTTAAAGATTTATGTGAATACGTTTTTAATAAATTAGAGTTAGATTACAATGAATATGTAAAACTTGATGAGAAATTTTTAAGACCCGAAGAATTACATAACCTTAAAGGAGACTCAACAAAACTAAAAGAGATTACAGGTTGGACACCCGAATACACTTTTGAAAGTATGTTGGATGAAATGATTGAATATTGGTTAAACCACTATAAATTAAATAAAAAGTAAAAATGCAAAAACCGACAAGAGGTACAAAACCAAAACCAACTTCAACACCATTAAGTGATAAAGTGGATACAAGAACAAAAAAACAACTAATTTGTTCTTTGGTTAAAAAGAAAACTAAACAAAAGTTTCTATCGGAGAGTCAAAGAAAATATTACGATATTCTCAATAATAATCAAATCACAATTTGTTCAGGACCTGCAGGGGTAGGTAAAAGTTACATAGCGATGAAAGCGGCAGTAGACTTATTATTAGACGAGAACAATGCGTATGAAAAAATAATCATTGTTAGACCAGCTGTTGAGGCAGAAGAAAAACTTGGAAGTTTACCCGGAGGTGTTGAAGAAAAATTAGACCCTTACATTTTTCCGTCATATTATCTTTTAAATAAAATAATTGGGAAAGAAACAAGAGAAAAATTAAAAGAAATTGAGGCAATTGAAGTTTTTGC